ATTACATTAGAACGAATAAACGATCCGCTACCTAAACCATCCAGTAAATCTGCATCTAACCCTGAGCCTGAGCCATCGTTGCCAGCGTGCCACACAGTGTTGCCACCCACTAACATATCACCTGTATCTTGTATTTCAACAAGTGTACTATTATCGTTACGGAAGTATATATGCCCACTCCCAATAGCATTTATAAATGTACTACCTCCAGACGGATCAACTAAAAAACGGTAATCACTTTCACCATCTAACCACACAGCCCCGTAGCTTGTATAACTGGGGTGTTCACCTATAACAATATCACTATTATCACCATTCCTAGAGTAGATATTGCCTGTTGCAGTAATTGTGCCTGCATAAGCAGTGCCAGAGAGGTAGAGGTCTTTGAAGCGTTCACTTGACCCGCCAAGATCAATAGCATTATCACGGAAAGATTGAGTTGATGGATTCCAAGGACGAACTCCATCATCACCTGTAGCGTCAAAAGCAATGCCGACTGCATCTTTGCCTATGTAAAGATCGGAATTACTAATCCCAATACTCCCCACAGTGGTGCCGTCTTTGCGGAACTGCACGATTTCGCCGTCTGTATTTCGTCTAGAAAATATGCTTCGGTTATCTGTTGCGGCAACACTAATTGAACCATCGCTGTAAGCCGTAAATCCGCTGTATGTTCCAACTGTTCCTGTGCTAGTAGTCCCCACCAGCAGCGATCCTGACGAGTTGATGCGCATGGCTTCTGTGTTGTTGGTGACAAACTGCATATCGTGTGTAGTGACACCGATGCGATTATAGTTTGCGGTAGAGTTACTGTCCTCTAACAAAATAGCCGCACCAGCATCAGAACTGCTAAACTTAGCGACATAATCTTGACTAGTATTTACATGCAAGGCACGATCAGGCGAACTCGTCCCAATGCCAACCCGATTGTTCGTGCTATCAACGTGCAGCGTGTCTGTATCCACAGTCAGCCCATCGCTGGTCAAAGTACCCGTGATGTCTACGCCTGTGCTGGTGGTGGCGAGTTTTTCGGAGCCATCATAATAGATTTTTACTTCTGCATTTGGTACTGCACGAAAATAATTTTCTGTGCCATCTGCCTTTTGTAGTAAAACATTTTCACCTCTAATTAAAAGGTTGCCAGTACCTTGGTCTGAAACGTAGCTATGTGACCCATCATGGTAAATCTGCAAATCAGACCCAGCGCCGAAGATGGCTTTGTCGTTGTCGCCGAATAGTATATCGTTACCGTTACTATCTAAATTACCACCAAGCTGCGGTGTGGTGTCACTAACAAGGTCAGTGTTAATACCTGACAACCCAGAACCATCACCAGTATAAGAGGATGCACTAACTGTACCACTAAAAGAAGCAGCAGTACCGTTAAGGGTTCCTGTAAGGGTTCCACCTGTTAGAGGAAGGAAACCAGAACCTGCAGTAACACCCTGCTCCCAGGCAGTGCCTGTGTAAACCTTCAATGTGTTAGTAGTAGTGTTGTAGAACAGATCACCAGTGTCTAGGCTAGTTGTAGGGTCTGTTGATCCTATACGGTAAACATTAAAGAAGTCATTAACACTGCTAATGTTTGTAGCGACAGTGTTTACGTTACTGATGTCACCTGCAACAGTATTAACGTTTGCAATATTAGTCGCCACTGTGCCAATGTCAGTACCGTCTGCAGCAACTGTGGTTACATCTGAAGAGATACCTGCTACGGTAGTAACATCTAGAATATTAGTCGCTACAGTATTTACGTTAGCAATCGAGCCAGATACTGTATTAACATTAGTAATAGACGCTGCAGTCGTATTAATATTAGAGATGTTTGTTGCTACAGTATTTACATTAGTAATGTCTGTACCAACTAGGTCTACATTCGTAATAGATGCAGCTACAGTCTCAATCTCTGACACAGCCTCGTTAAGGTCATTAGCTGCAGTAATAACAGAAGCAATATCTGCAGAAACCGTAGAAACGTCTGTGATAGCTGTAGCAACTGTATTGATAACAGCACTGTCTGATGCTACTGTAGTTACGTCAGAAGAGATACCCGCTACCGTGGTGACGTTAGCACTGATACCTGCAACTGTTGTAACATTCGTACTAACACCTGCGACTGTGTTAACGTCAGCAATATTAGAACTTACAGTAGTAACATCTGAGATGTTTAGACCTACTGTGTTAACATCAGCAATGTTGGTTGCAACTGTATCAATCTCTGAAACAGCTTCATTCAAATCATTAGCAACTGTTTCAACTTCTGAGACTGCTTCTGTTAGATCGTTAGCTACTGAGATAACACTTGCAATGTTTGTTGCTACGGTGTTAACAGATGCAATGTTAGCAGCAACAGTAGTTACGTTAGAAGATATACCAGACACAGTAGATACGTCAGTAGAGATTCCTGCTACTGTTGTAACCTCTGTATCAACACCTGCTACAGTATTCACATTTGTAATATTGCTTGCTACAGTATTAACACTAGCAATAGAACCGCCAGTAATGTTTACATTAGAGATACTCGCAGCTACGGTATTAACATTACTGATAGAGCCTGATACTGTAGTTACATTAGACAAGCTACCTGCAACTGCTGTAATGTCTGTAGAGATAGGGCCTAAGTTAGATAGAGCATTAGTTGCTACAGTACCATCTTCAATATCAGCTAGTGTCTGAATGTCAACAATATTATTTTCTAAGACTTTTACATCGTTTATATTTGTAGCTAATGTCTGTACGTCAGTAATGTTACTTGCTATTAGGTTTACATTACCCATGTAAGTTGCTACAGTAGAAATATCTAGAATATTAGAGTTAACTGTAGTAATAGCAGTAATGTTAGAACCTACGTTCTGTACTTCAGTAATATTAGCTACAACAGTAGACACATCTCCAGAAATACTAGAGACAGTCTGAACATCTCCATTAATATTAGCTACACTAACAATATCATCAGAGATAGACTCTAGTGTCTGTAGTGTAGATAGAGCTAGGGCGTTACCACCAATAGTAATTGTATCAGCTTGAATACTATACGCATTGATAAGACTCTGACCATTTAAGTCTAATGGTGCTCCCATACCATTAGGTGTTGAACCATCCAATGACACAGTATTTAGAATAGCATTTCTAATTTCACTAAAGTTATTGTTCAACTGTTCTGCTGAACCGTAACCTGTAGTGATGGTACTTAAAGAACCTATCTTAGCCATTGGTAATTCAACCCTTACTTATTAGTTTATAAGACCTTGATCTTTTAATCTCTGTAAGTCTTCACTAACACCTGCCTTCTCGAAGGCCTCTGCAGATGTAGACTTCTCTTGGGCGTTCTTCTTCTTACGAGCTTCTCGTCCATCTTCCTTGGACTTCCATTCCTCATTGATAAGAAACTTAGCTGCAGTAAAACTACTACGACCACCCTCTTGTATTTCTTTTATTACGGACTCAAAGGCTAATGACTTACGCTTAACCTCTGCTTCTCTACGCCACTTCTCAATAGGTTTCTTGAGAGGTACTGTCGTCTGCATCTTTTCCCAGACTTCCCAACTACCAAACACTGCAGTAGCAAACTGATATTCTGTAGGGTCCATTGTTGCAAATGCCAGGTACAACTTACCTAATGACGTAGCAGGTCTGCCATCAGGCATCACAATATCTTCTTCTTTCAGAGTAAATAAAGCAAACTCTGGTGAATCATACGACAACTCATAGAACAAGCTCTTAGTTCTAATGATACCGTTATCAGTTTTAAGTTGTTGTAAACTATACATAGACATTGGTTTTGTCCCCCTATACTTATATATTAACACGGAAAAGGTGTATTTGTCAATACATAAAACGACATAAGACGTAAAAATAATTTATTTCGCTTACGCTATTGACTACAGAAACCTTTTATGATACCCTATATTACTTAAAGTAATTATTACTTAAAGTACTTGTGTTATAAGTATATTATAATACTTTAAACACTATTACTTAAAGTAAGGGTACTACAAGTAAGGTACTTATAGTGTACACCGCACCCCAAGATACAAATACCTCTGAGAGGCTCTGTAGTGACCGTACAGTGAGGTTAACTGGCTTACGAGTACCCACCCCCTCTGCAGGGTCTAATGTTTTTCTGAGATAATTTCTTGTTGTATTGTACAGTACAAGGACTACCCCCTTACCCCCTGCTCCCTCCCCTGAACGTGATCACAAAAAAGTACCCCACCCCTTGCTGTGATCACAAATAATACGTCAAGAATACTGACCTTTTCCAAGATGTGATCACAAATAGGATCAATACTGTTATAATGTTACAAAAGTAATGTTACAATGTAACACTTTGTAGGGGAAATACCCAATAGGTAAACAATCCTTACCTATCTGATTGATCTGATTGGATTAATACGTCAATAGTTCTTACCTATCTGATCCGATTCAATGGGTATACATTATAATACACAACTGGACCTATCCTTTAGTATAGACTGGATATACTTTGTAGTCGTTTACAACTGTGATTTAATTTGCAACAGTGTATTCATCAACAGCGAAAAGAAACAAATCGCAAGCAACGTAGGTTCTTCAAAGTGTTTCAGATTCCTAGTTGACAAGCTCGGTGAAATGCCCTAGCATCTAAGACAACGAAACAAGCGAAAGAAAGAAAAGGATTGACACAAGAAACAGAACACGCAACGCTAAGACAACAACACGCTACAAGCTAGGCTACGCACAGTGTCCACATGGGGGCAGTAGAACGGTGACTTGAATCAGTCCGTCGAAGGTCTGGTCTAGTGTGTGTTGTTTTCTATGGATGCACAAGGTAACAATTTAACCTACCTTGGAACGTGCGCTTTGCGTTACTTTGTGTATCCTTATGAAACAACAGAAAGGTAAATGTTATGACTTGGACAGTAAAAGCAGCAACAGAAATATCACGCATATCCAGTGGCAACTCAAAGATGCCAGGATCAACGTTCTCAACAGATGCATTCGCTTGCAAGGTGGGCAGTAAACTTGCCAAGGTTGAGGGTAGTGTTTGTAGTGGGTGCTACGCTCGTAAGCTGCAAAAGCTGCGCCCTAGTGTCGATAAAGGTTGGCGTAATAACTATCTCAAAGCTACCAACATGATCGCTAACAATCCCGAAAAGTGGTCCGATGCTGTAGCATTCCAGATCAAACGCATAGCCAACAAGTCAGGCGAAAACTATCACAGGTGGTTTGACAGTGGTGACTTAGACAGCGTGGACATGCTACGTGCTATCGTAAGAGCGTGTAAGAAAACACCAGACATAAAACACTGGTTGCCTACACGTGAAGCAAAGATAGTTAAAGAATATCGCAAGCAATACGGACAAGAACCTAGCAATCTAGTGATCCGTGTTAGCTCGACTATGATAGGTGACAAGCCTATGGGTGGACATACGTTGACAAGTACGGTACACCGCAAGGGTGAGCACCAACACGGACACGAATGCCCTGCACCAAAGCAAGGCAACAACTGCGGTGACTGTCGTGCATGTTGGTCACCAGACGTATTCAATATTAGTTACACTAAACACTAAGGGGTTGACAATGTTAGTATGTAGAGCAACAAGAACAGAACTAGTCGCTGAAATTGCAGGTGCTGTATTAGAAAATATGTACTATGCAAACGTAACAGCACCAGAAAGTATGTATATACACGACAAGGTGCATAATGTTACAATGTATACAGATGATGCACAAGACAGGTTCAATACACTATTCGAGATAGTTGAAGAGACTGTCGGTAGTTACTTACTTAATCAAGAGGACACATGATGACAATAGGAATTTTTCTCTTGACAATATTAATCTGTTGCTATATTCTAGCATGGTTAATTGAATCTTATATCGGAAGGAAGTAACATGGGTAAAGTAAACGCAATGGCAATGGACAGATTAGAATCTGCATACGACAGAGGTCACGCTGATAGATACTACGGACGCAAAGCTAGACCTAACCTATGGCTTGACAGTTTAGGATCACGTGTCGTAACAATGGAACGCATGACACAAGAAGAGATCGACGCATACGATGATGGTTGGAATAACTGCACAGTAGAAAAGGATTGGGGCGATGATGTTGAATAAGTATCACCTACAGTACATCGACAGAGATGGATTCATCTTCGCATACAGAGAGTTCAACAACTTGAGAGAAGCAATGAACAGACGAGGTAGAGACATAGAAGTATACGTAAAGAAATTTAAACTATCACTGAAGATTGTAGAGGTATGAGTTTAGATGAAACGGATTGAATTAACAGACAGACAACACAGAATCTTACAACATTTCTTGGTGCGTTGCTTTAAGGGTGATGAGTACGCAAAGAAATACCAGACAGTGAATGGGTGGACAGATAAAGTATACACACAAGAACTTGTAAGATGTTTAGCTCAACTATCATTGTGTGAATCTTTAAACACTAAACGAGAATGGAAACGTGAATGTTTTTATTAGCATGGTTGGTAGCACTGTCACTGTACATAGCGATACCGCTACCACCACAATACGTAATGATCGTAGGCAGAGCACTGACTTTATCTATGGTTGTAATGATACTACTAGCATTAGGAACATAGAATGGATAACAAACCAGACGCATACGTAATCATCGCTGAACTAGAAGACAATACATTCAGGGTGATAACAGAGAAACTTAATGTAAGAGAAGCACGTGAGAAGCTAGAGATAGTACAGTTGAAGATCAGAGACAAGATGTTCCACGGTGTCGTAAATGCTTTCATGTTCAACCTAAAGGAGCAGTACGTTGACACTTGATGGATGGTTGGTAGCCTTGGTTGGTCTAGCCTTTGCACTAGGATTCTTGGTGGGGCGAAGGGATTCAGAAGACATAGACAACAAGGTTATCAACTCTAACTTCTGGACAGGTTTCGAGATGGGGTATCATGCACACATGCAAGAAGCACTTGACAAAGAGAATGATTTGTGATACCCTATCTTACTTAAAGGATAATACTTAAAGAATCTGTGTTATAAGTATAGTAATACTTTATACACATTACTTAAAGAAAGAGGCAGGACATGAGATGTTTTTGTTGTAACAGATCAGACGCTACATTTGTAGACAAGAAGATGCAACGGTTCTACTGCGTCGAATGTAAGGACGATATTAACAAGACTGCTTACAGTACATTCGGTAGGGATGACCTTGAAAGAATCTTCAAGATCAACGAACAGGATGAGTTGAAAAGACTTCTTGGTATCAAAGATAAATATGAAGAATAGTCTTTACACGTCAACCAGAATGTACTAATATATAAGTATAGGAGTAAGAAACATGAACACAGAGTTAGAAATTTTTATGAGAGAGATTGGTGTGATGGCACCAGTAGGCTTAGACATCGAAGAGGATGATGACTTCTTCGATCCTCGTCAGGAATGTATGATGAAAGGCTACTATCGTAGTCCGTATGACGAGAACGGTGAGGTAATGTTTTAATGTTTGAGGTTGGCGGTTTAGTATGGTGGCAGTGGTGGATACTGTTGATGGTAACGATTAACACTGGCTTGAATACTATCGTGTTCTTCAAGCATAGATTCAAAGGTGGTAAGCAATGATTGAAGTAACCTATATCAATCACATGGGTGATGACTTGACTGTAGTCAACGCTGCACGTGTTAGCTTCGGTAAGAAGTCAGACTATATGCCTAGGGTACACATGGGTGAGCCGAAGGTGCTACAGTTCAAGGATGATAAGCTAATCAAGTATCTTGCAAAGCACAAACACATCAGTCCATTCGGACATTGCTTCGCATCCTTTCACGTGAAAGCACCTGTGTTTGTAGCACGTCAACTTGTGAAGCATAAGTTTCTACGGTGGAACGAGATCAGTCGTCGGTATGTAGATGATGAACCACAGTTCTATGTACCTGATGTATGGCGTGGACGTAGCGCAGACAAGAAGCAAGGCAGTGATGGTGTCATTGAAGATATTGACCCTGATGTTGCTAACAGTATGGTAGCATGTGCAAAGCACGACTATAAATATTTAATAGCCAAGGGAGTATCACCAGAACAAGCACGTATGATCTTACCCCAGTCTATGATGACAGAGTGGTACTGGTCAGGTAGTCTTGACGCCTTCGTTGACATGTGTAACCTACGCTGCACTGATGACACGCAACGAGAGTCACGCATTGTAGCTGATGCTATCGACGAAGAGATGGAACGTCTGTTCCCTGTATCATGGAGTGCACTAAGACATGGATGATAAAGGAATGATTGGAGTAGAAAGAGTGGAGGAGCACGAAGACGGTAGTGCCACCTACCAGTTTCATCTTGATGCTCATTGTGCCAAGCTTCTACAAGAAGAAGGACTAAAGCTAGTCATGTACTGTGCAGCAGCAGAGTTAGATATTCAAGAAGTATATGATTGGATAAAAAGCAAGATGGAATTGACGGAGTATGAATGATGCATAGTGCTAGAGAGATCACACACCAACCATGTCCTCATGCAGACTGTGATAGTTCAGATGCCTTTGCGTACAACACAGAGAAGATGACAGGGTACTGCCATAGTTGTGACCGTGGCTACCCAAGTAAAGGTATGAGCCTAAAACCCTGGGCGAAGGAGACTTATCCATTGCAAGAACTAAAACAAGTATCAGTACAGACAATCAAGACCACAGAGATCGAAGGACTTGGTGACTACGAGGCTTACCGTGG